TACGCATTATCGCCATCGTGTGTCAATTTAACTCCGCAGACCGTCCAAACCCAACAGGTCTATAATAATTAATTCGGCAGAGTGGTGGAAATTTTACTAGCATATTTAAACGCAAGCGGATGTATTCTTTCTATACAATGGCGTCGGTCACGATTTCCGCAGAGGACCTACAATCTGTCTATTCGCAGCTCAACTTTCTACGTAACTATGTCGGAGTATGCCCGCTTGACTGGCAGGAGTATGTTGTAGGCAAGGCTGCTGCTCCTGCTTCCGTTGCCCCTGTTGCCCCCGTTGCCCCTGTTGCCCCTGTTGCCCCTGTTGCCCCCGTTGCTTCCGTACCGGTAGAGACACCCATGCCTGATGTAGTCGGTTCAACACCGGTCAAGAAGAGTTATTTCTAATTTAAAAAAATGATATAATCTTTTTGAGCAAAAGGTATTTTACGCAAAAATGGCGGTATCACTTCTACTCAGCACCGAGGATATCAAATATACGATGACAAAATGCGAATTTGAAACCGATTTTCTAAAACGCATCGGTGCCTATCACGCCTTGAATCCAACTCAAATCGCAGGGGTGATTTCAGGCGGCAAGTATCGGCTACCACCCATACAAGTTGTAAAAGAGGACGGTAAGAAATCTTGGAAGGCAACTCCCGTAGATGACACAATCTTTACAGGAATTCTTACAAAGAGCGGTCGTGAAGGACAGTGGGTTGTCACTCGTGGCGAGCCGTGCTTATCCGAAGTCTATATGTCGCTCATTACCGGTATTAAACTTTGGGATATCGAGGGATTTGAAATCTATAAGACACCACTTGGTCATGTAGCACTTGTAACCCACGTGGACACCGAAACCAACTAAAAAAATGATATTTATTAAACATATTTTTATGTTAGACAATGCTTTGGCGTGAGTACTTTCGCGGGCTACTTCTCTCTCGGCGTATTATGCTCCATCTAGCTATATGGGTTGAGACCGCGAATGATATGAAATGTGAAATGCCTGATATGAAGGATATCAATGATTATCCTAAAATCTTTGATATGCTAGATATGGATAAGGATGATGTAAAGATTCGTATGTCTGGTATGTTCGGCAATGCAACATACAAAAGAGCGGGCGAAGAGTGGATTGAAGTAGAGTATAACGCACGGAATAATGTGGGAATGCCGGCGAGGATGCTCTCGTGGGCGGTTTAGACTACGAAGAGAGCCATTCCTGGACCCTCTCTCTGATTCCTGGAACACTGACAAATGCGTTGAGTTGCTGGGCGATTTGGATATCGTTCCTCTTATTATTAAAATCAAACTGATTCAGTATATTAATGAAATTCGTGTCGTTAATATACTGAGGGGCGGTGCCGATAAGGCGCATCGCATCTCCTGGCGACTTTGAGCGAAGGGTGGGCACAACGTTCATTTAGTGGGATGCTCGGTTGTAGTCTGACGTTGTTAGAATTCAATTTTCTTCACCCATAGAAAATGGTCAATCGTGATGTTGTTCTAAATATTGGAGATACCTTGACGGTCACAGTTGCTGACCCGCGTGACCGCTCTACAACGGTAACACCCAGTAACAATAATTACTATGACAGAAATAACGGTGATGAGTTTAAGATTGCCGGCGGTGCTCGCCGTGGTAAGAAGACGCGTAAGATCGGCGGTGCCAAGCGGAAGATGAGCGGCTTCATGAAATTCTCGCAGGCGAAACGTCCCGAGGTAATGCGTGAGAATCCAGGCATCGCCTTTGGCGACGTTGGTAAGCGCCTCGGTGAGAAGTGGCGTGCTCTCACTGATAGCGAGAAGGCACGCTATTAAGAGTATGGTTTAAATTGTTCAGTCTAAAATAATTCAATGGCGTACACTGAATTATTTTATTTACGACTCAAATATTCGTCTGAACAGAATATTCGCGGTGAAAAACTATGGTTATCGTGTCTTATAGACCGCTCCATTGAAGATGTAAAAAAGAAGATTACTGACCTTTTATCAACAATGATGGTTGTGTACAGTTTATTTTGTGTATTTGCTATCGGCGATATTAACACTCCTATAGTCACGGATAATATTGTGATAAAAACATTTTTCTTAGTCAACGCCTCTATTGAATCGTATGTAATGCTTGCGTTATTATCGTCTAGCTCCGCGGTCTATCTCTACATCATTCTTATACCCAATGATATGGATTCGGTTGTTCATTTTATACGACAATTTAATTACTGGTTTTCCTGGTTTCCGCTTTACGGAATGCTTTTCTGTAACATACTTCAAGTAACAAATATTATTTTTCGTCTATATACCGTGAATCCTACACTGGTCATCAGTCAGTCCGTGATTGGCATGCTTTTTATGATTTGGGGGCTTTTCTATTCGCTTCGTATATCGTATTTCATTCACGGAATCTTCAACGAGAAAATTAAGAATTGTTTGGAAAATCGCTGACTAAACAAAATCTAAAAATTGAGATATTATTTGTATATATTCATTGAAGGTATACAAATGCGTTGGTTTATCGTTACACTGTTTGCGCTTGCTCATAGCATCTTTACGACGAAGAGGGCGACAATTATAACGGGTGGTGCTGAGACCTTTACGCTTGTTAAGAATTGTTCCGGTATGCTACGTGGGGTCTATGCTCGTGATGCTACAACGGTTGCCTGTTATGACGGGGTTTGCCCAGCTGTATCAGGCACCTGTTACAAGATTGGCGCAATTCCATACAATACAATTTGGGATACTATGGGTACGCTCTATATCAAGCCCGCCACCGGTATTCCGTTCCAGACGTCACTCTGTTGTTGTACGTACTGTGGCGGAAATCCTTGTGGCGCAGTGGTATGGTACGATTAAATAGTCGCAATAGGAAAAATCTAAAAATTGACTGTTTAATTTTTGATTTGGTGGGCAGCATTCATAATGTCTTATGCGCCACGAACACTCATTAAGTCTCGTGGGGTTCTACAGTCACTAAAGGGCGGTGACGAATTAAAAAAATACGAAGCATTTGATCGTATTCTACAACAAATTTGGTTGGATGTTAGACAGGGAGCAATTGGTGGTAGAACGACCTACGTATATGATTATAATAGATTCATTCAAGACAATCGTGAGTTTAAAAATCTAGAAAGATTTAATATGTTTCGCTTAGACCTAGTGACTATTCTTGAAAAGGAATATCCAGAGTGTAGTATTAAATATGTTGAAACGGTCGGTTACGGAGGTGAAGTCGTTCAACGGATTATTGTGATTGATTGGTCATGAGGGTTATGAAAAAAAATGATAATAGAATTGGGATTTTTTAGATTGTTACGGTTTCTTCTTCCAAATGTCAACAACTATCTACATTCTAAAACTCAAAGGCAAACACTACTACGTTGGAAAGAGCGACAATCCAGCAAGGCGATTTGAAGAGCATATTAATGGCAGAGGGTCGGCATGGACACGAAAGCATGCGCCCATTAAACTTGTGCGTACCGTTACAAATGCGAGTCCGTTCGATGAGGACCGCTATGTATTAGAATATATGGGAAAGCATGGTATTGATAAGGTCCGCGGTGGCTCTTATGTAACGGAGGAACTTGATGATAGTCAATATGAAGCCGTTCAGAAGATGATTCGTGGCGCAAAGGATCAATGTATGCGCTGTGGTCGTCCAGGGCATTTTGTGAAGAACTGCCACGCAACGACTGACACTGATGGAAATAACATAAATGAATATGATGATAGTAGCGACGAGGAAGAAGATGAGTGGGGTTGTGATTACTGCTACCGTACATTTACCACTCAATATGGATGTATGCTTCACGAGAATTCATGTAGTAATAAGTCTTCCAAGAAGGCGGGCGGAATTAAGTCTTCCAAGAATGCGGGCGGAAGTAAGTCTTCCAAGAAGTTAGCTGGTGCGTGCTATAAGTGCGGTCGCCCAGGTCACTATTCGCCAGATTGCTATGCTAAGACCCACGTTGATGGTTATGCTATTTAGAGTTTGGCTAGGCTTCTAACAAAATAAAAAAATTGAATGTTTTATTTTTGATTTGGTGGACAGCAAATTGGCGTCATGAAGAATCAGGTATACAGTCGTGAGTATCTACGGAGCGTTCCTGATGAGAAGAAACAGCAGATGTTTGACCAGATAATTAATAATTTCCAATACGATGTCATTAATGTTGCTGCTACAGGCAAAACATCATTTATGATTGATATTACACGCATTCGTCAAAATACAAATTGTTCTACTATTCATACCGATGATGAACTTGTTGTCGCAATTCAGAAGCGGTATCCTGATTGTGCGGTTAAGTTTGATGAACAGTGGGTTGAAACTGGGCGAGATACGCGGGTGCGAAAGGCGGGTATTGTAATTGATTGGTCCTGAGATTTCTAACAATTAGACTAGGTTAGTCGGCGTCTAAACCCTATTTTTTACTATAATTCTAAAATGGCGCTCCCTATTCATATTTCTCGCACCGACTATAAAAATTTTATGTTAGATTTATATCTAATGCTTGTGGCACGTACTAGTGAAATTGCTAATGAATATGATACTCTTCTTGATACAGATGTAAAAGGGTTAACTTCAGGAATGAGAGATTATATGAAACAGCATATTACAAGAATAATTAGTAATATGTTAAATAATGAGTATCCTATAATCACACACAAGCTTGTTTTAATAATTCTACAAGCATTGGATGCGTCTATTATTGCTCTCTTTACTATACGCCCCAAAAGTTCATTTAAATATGTAGACATTAAAGACTATTTGTACACCCAACTAATATGGTTATTCGATGTAGACGAACACTATCCAACAATACTAGGAGATTATCTTGTAATTGATGATGAGACTACGATGGACAGTCCACCCATAGGTGATGAACCTATAGCGGATTAAAGAAAAAATTGAGAAGGGTGGTTACTATTTTTCAACATCCAACAGAGATGGATATTGACAAACGTATTGCCGACTTGGAGGATAAATTACGACGGATGGAATCCCGCTACAGCCAGTCCAATCCAGTGGATGTTCTAGGCATACGGGCATTGAGGCAGGAGATTAAGCGGTTGAATGAGGAGTTGGCGGCGGGGGCGAGGAAGACAAAATGATTTATTGCTTCGTAACTTCACTAGTATTTACAGTTCGGTTGTCCGACAGCACCACTTTGGAAGGAACTCCATCCTTGGAGAACTCAAGCGACTTTACCGTAAACACAGAGGTCTCATATACGACAGAATCATTTACAAACAGAACTTTTTGATTAGTATCTCTTGCCGGTTCCTCGTAACGCGCTCTATAAGTTACATCCGCAGGCAGAGTTTGACTATTAGCATATACAGGAAGTACATGGAAGTTTTGGTCAGTGCGAAGTCCCTTGCTTGGATTCACACTCACGGACAGTCCAACGGTATTGTATGGAATACCTGCTCCAGTATTATCAAGTACGACACGTTGTTCAGCAGTAAGATTATCCCTTTCAATGCGGTGAGTGACAATCAGTCGCGTTCCTAGTTCATAATTGCCAGTGCCATCATCCTGTCTGAATGCATTGGTACTTTTAGAAGTTCCTAGCAGTTCGGTAAGTTTAGCAAAGCATTCCTCCTTTGTATTAAAGGGTCCAATCTCACGAATATCACGGCTACCTGATAATTGCGCCTCAGCTGGAACAGATGCCATAGCCTCTTCGTGAAGATCCGCAATACTGTGCGGCACATAAGAATTTTCCTCAATATTGAGAACAACCCGTACCTGATGAAGTACTGCCTCAAAGGTCCGCTGATCATACCAAACACGAATGAAACCGGCATACTCTGGACGGTGCGCAATAACTCCGTTAATACGACCACTTGTTTGTACAGCCTTAGCTAAATCTTTCTGGTAGCCAAAGATTTCATCGGTCACAAGCATGCCAGGTAATGCCAAATCGCGTGGCGCATAATGATATGTGATTGCGCGGTCAAGTTTGCGATGACCAATAAAGACAAGTGGTGCCTCTCGTAGTTCAGGATACTGTGACGCAATCCAAAACAACCGCTCATTCATCTGCTTGCCCTTCAGTTCTGGTGTATTACGCTTATTAAGAGGAACCGCTGGACGACCGCTCTTAAATATTAGCCGAAAGCCATTCTGATTTAGCACAATGCTATTGTATCCTTCCCTACTAATTCGCTCTCCTAGTGATACTTGGTCAGCATTCTTATAATCGGCAGTAGCAAGAACAACCGGCATACGTGCTACACCATCACGACATGTAATAGGCATCTGAAAGGTTTTCTTGTAATCTGTTAATACACGAAATACAAAGTCACCATTACTTTCACGGGTACGCTGACGAAGATTTTTGACAGGTTGATCACAATCCGCATGATTAATATCACGGTAATGCTCCTTAACGGTATCCGCAAGATCAATCACAGCCTGCTTTGCGAGTTTGAACTCAGGCATTTCAAGGAGTTGTTCGTGGGTAGCCGTTACAAAGTAAGTTCCGTGATTTTTGTCCTTTGGCGTACATACTCCTGCATTTACATCGCACAGAAATGGCTGAATATATGGGCGTAAAAGAGTGTAAATCTCATCGGCTTCGTCAAGGAACGTACTATGCTTAATCGTTCGTCCAGCAACTGAGGTAGTATTCGTTAATTCCTCAATCGTCTTATATACTCCGCGAACAACCTTAGCAACCTGTGTCTTATTATTAAGACTAATAATAATAGGTGTCGGTTTGTTAGTATAATATGGCAACAATTCAATTGCACTCGCAATTGTCTCAACACTTGGGTTGCATACAATGACGTCTGTAATATCATCGTCGACCACAATCTTTGCCGACGAACAGAGATACACCTTAATATTATGGGTGCGGGCAAACGTGGCAAGAAACCGAAGCACCGTTTGTCCCGTAAGTTCCTGGTCATTGCGCGTAAATAGGACCGGTACTACAGTATGATTCTGTATCCCCTCAATATTCCTATCAAGGAAGATCTTAATAATTTTCATCATCTGATCCGTTTTGGTCTTTTGCGCTCCTAGAATAATAGACCAGAAGGTGCCAATTACATCAATGAGTTGGTTAATAATGAAACGTGAAATCGCCGACATGTCTTTCATTACTCCACGCAGATCTGTAACCGAATCGTGAAGAGTATATGTCTCCTCTTCAGAAACATCGTAAACGGACTTAATAATATTGCTATCCCTTAGTTCTGTAATAGCATCTAGTAATTGTTCATCACTATAAATTGCTGGATTACTGAATTGCGAACAGCGGCGGATCCGCTCTAAAAGATCATCTTGTGATAAATTCCGATAACGCCACTCCATCGTTTCTATTTGTTAGTATCATTTCTCTAAGTGACAACGGATTCAATTTTTTGGACCTTCCTAAAAATTGACCAAACTTTTTTCTCCCGACCTCGTAACCAACCAAAATGGTCACCTGCGAATGTTCTAGATGTGGAGCCGAATTTGATACCGTTCCCAAACTCAAGCGTCATCAAAACGCTAAAACCGCGTGTCCCGATAAATATGCGAAAGCACTTGAGGAGATTGCGAAGCTTAAAGCCGAACTTGCTCTGAAATCTGCCCCTAATGCTTTGGTGCCTCTCAAATTCATTGACCTCTTCTGTGGTATTGGCGGATTTCACCAGGCACTCACATCCTTCGGTGCTCAATGCGTCCTCGCCTGTGATATTGATGCAAAGTGCCGTGAAGTCTATAAGGATAACTACGGACTTGATCCAAAGACAGATGTCACAAAACTCGTATCTGCCGAAATTCCTGACTTTGATGTACTCTGTGGCGGATTCCCTTGCCAGGCATTCTCTCACGCCGGTAAGCAGGACGGCTTTGAGGATACCCGTGGAACCCTCTTCCGCGATATTTGCCGTATTCTACGCGAAAAGCGTCCTAAGTATTTCCTTCTTGAAAATGTCAAGAATCTCAAGGGGCATAATAAGGGCGATACCTGGAAAACGATTTACAAGTGTCTAACAGATAGCGGTTATACAACCTATGAAACACCAATCGTACTCTCACCTCATCAACTCGGTGTCCCTCAGCACCGTGAACGTGTTATGATTATGGGATGGCGCAATGATGTCCTGCCTACTGGCGGACTTCCTATTATCCCTAAAGTTAGCCCACCAGCGGATGTAAATATCCAAAGCGTGCTAATGGATGACGCAGATATTCCTGAAGGCACTGCACTGACTGCCACTGATATTGAAGTCCTGACCCTATGGGAGACGTTCATCCAGCATTTTAAAAAGAATGGTGTTAAACTACCGACCTTTCCTATGTGGAGTAATGATTGGGATTCAACGTATAATGTAACGGAGGAAGTGAAGGAAGAGAGTGAAGAGAGCGAAGAGGACACGGATGACGAAGACGAAGAGGAGGAAGAAAAGGAGGGTGAGGAGAAGGTCAAAAACTACAAGTATCCTGCTTGGAAGCAGAAGTTTGTTCTCCAAAACCGAGCCTTCTACAAAGAACATAAGAAGTTTCTAGAACCGTGGCTCAAGAAGGCACGTACGTGTGCCTCCTTTGCCGGCGCACGGCGCAAACTAGAATGGCAAGCCGGTAAGTTTCAGACGAATGACTCTATTTGGAAACTCCTGTTCCAATTCCGCCCATCTGGCATTCGTGTCAAGCGCGCGAACTATTCGCCTGCGCTTGTAGCAATGGCACAAATCGTCTATGTCGGTCAAAAAAAGCGTAAACTCTGTCCGCGTGAAGTGGCACGCCTACAGAGTTTTCCTGATTCGTTTAAGTTGCCTGCGTCGTCTAGTGTGGCCTATAAACAGTTCGGCAATTCGGTAAATGTGGAGGTGATTAAGTATGCGGCGAAGATACTGCTTGGACAGACTTCATCGTAAATAGATCATTGAGGCAAAAGACAGAATCGTAAGAACTTACAATTGAAGATGTCTTGCCTTTATAATAAACGCCATTATTATACTTGACCTGTGTTTTTCCAACAATTTTACCATTTACTTTGAAACAGAGAGATATACCATCTGCTTCAAGTGTTCTAACTACATTGCCATTAACTAATACTTCTCCAAATTGGAAGTATTGAATATTCTTACAAGTTTTATTAACTACGGCAATATAATCAGCGGGTTTCTTTCCCTCTTCAATTCGCATAATATCTTCAAATACTGCTTTCTTATCATCGGCAGAAAGTGAAGCAAACTTAGTAGCAATAAGTGTTGCTACTTCGCTACACGGTTTAATTGCAATAGGATTTGGTTTACCTTTTTGACTAACCCACTTAGATTCATCGGCACCATACTGCTTACACATAAATTCTTTGAAAAGAGGGACAGCTGCTAGTCCAATTTTTTTGAACTTTTCTACATCCTCATCCGTACATCCGAATCGTTTACAGGTCGGATTTGATAAACATTTATTAATTTTATTATCTTTTTTTGTTACCGTGCCATTAAAGATACTTAGTGATTTAGTTCCTGTTGTAGTATGAAGAATTAAATCGCCTGTTCCACCTACATCATCACTCTGCGTTACAGACTCAACGTTAAGAACTTTGAATCCGTTAAAGAGTAGTCCTGTACCAACGGGCTCCTTACGAATATCCATAAACAAACCTCGAATCTTAATTTCGTTTTTGACATTCTCGGCACATATTTTGTTTATAACATCTGACTGCTCGTCAAGAATAGAATCGGGCATCCCCATCTGGCGCATTAGTTTTAGGGCTACAGCAATCTCATACACATTACCCGTATTGTGTTGTTTGGTGTAGGGAAGGAGGGAGGAAAGGAATATATCAGTATAATTCATCTTAGGTCTGGGAGAGATAATTATCTATATATATGGTTAATGCGTTTCAATTTTTTTAACACCCCATAACAGAGGATGGCAAACAACGTAGACCCTGCCACTCGACAACTCATTGAAATCGCCCGCACTACCGATGACCCGCTAGGTTTCCTTATAGAATATTTTGTTGAACCCTATTCACCTATACAGTTAGTGACTATGGATAGACGTCCGGCTTTTAAGCTTATTATTACAGCCGCACTTGACAACATGATTGAACTCGGTATTCGCGAACAATGGATGGACTACCTGTTAGCCAAAGGTATAAAAATCCACGGTGGAATCAATGAATACGTCACCCATTTTTTAAACCAACAGCGCGCAGGAATAAACGTGTTTGACTATATATTAGGATTACCTCAAGATGAATACAAAAATCTGTTAATATTTAGCACCACGACGGAAATGCAAAAAATGCTACTTGTGCATGGATTGACCGCGGAAAATCGTGTTCGTGTTCAAGCGGCGATTGACCGGTTAAATCCGCTCCTTGCTGGTGCCGCCGCACCTGCCGCTGGTGGTGCTCGGCGCCGCCACCGTCGTCGTGCTACGCGTCGCCGTCGGTCAAATAGATCATGATTTGATACTATGTAATATTAATTCTGCCCTATAGTAGAATGGCGAACAACATAACCCCCGCTGAATTTGAAGCAGCAATACGTGCCCGTATGGGCGATGACCCCCTTGACTTCCTACTACATAATGTTGTTGAAGAATACACACCCGAAGAGTTAGCAATGGATGAAACGGTCCAGTTTGTTGTTCACGTAGCACGTAGTCGTCTAATAGAACTTGGTCGTCCTGAAGAGTTTGCCGATTACATAATAGCAAAAAATATCAAAATCTCAGGCGGAATCAATCAATACATTAATAATTTTTTAAATGAAAGTCCCGCATACGGAATGGACCCTATTGACTACGCATTATCATTGCCCTTCGGCGAACGACGGGCTGGTATAATAGAAAGTACAACAATAGTATTAAGTAAAATGCTTGCACAGCCAGGATTAACGCCGGCAAATCGTGCTCGTATTCAAGCCGCTATTGACCGGTTAAATCCGCCTATACCTGGTGCTGCTGCCGCTGCCGCCGGTGGCTCTCGTCACCGTCGCAAAGCGACTCGTCGCCGCCAGACCCGTCGTCGTCGCTAAATCGCTTACTTTGTTGCTTTGTTGCTTTGTTGCTTTATTGATTGATTACCGACTCTTTTCGCTGACCGCAAAGAGTGGGAAATAAAAAGGCAATTAGATTGTAAGTGCCGGTGTAGAATTTGTTGTCATCGGGGCAACTCCAATAGGCTCCAACTTCGTCTGGCACGAGAACTTGCTCTCACAGCTTTCCTGGGTTACCGGACATAGAGCCGAGCATTGTACCGGTGTTAATGAAAGTGCCGCTGCCGACGATGCTGGTGTCGGTGCAACCGGTTCGCTGGTCGGGACTGGCACAGGCTTGGGCATCTTAGATTTCATTGCCTGAAAACTTGGCTGTGCTGGTGCTGGTACAGGCATAGGCGCAGGCATAGGCGCAGGCATAGGCGCAGGCATAGGCGCAGGCGCAGGCGCAGGCATAGGCGCAGGCTCTGCCGGCGCATCCTGAAACTTTTCTATCGTCACACCGCATGGCGACATATACAAAATCAAAAATCCTACCAATGCTGCCATGAGCAACGCGGCAATTAACAGTAAAATATAAGAACGCTTTGCCATCTTCTATTTACAGTTAGGATTTTCTATAATTATGCCCTATAAATTGGGGGAATCGTGGATTCGTACGTCTTTCGGGTCGCATTATCCAGCATACAGAATTCAATCATATACATAACCCCAATAATATCACGAATTGTCTGATGAATGGCAATCGCCGCAATTTCCTGTTTTGCCGACCCATCCACTACAATTGATATAGAATCAACCTGATGTTTCTGTGCCACTTGTAGTATCATCTTAAATTGCTGCTTTATCGTATTTGTCCAATGCGGGGTCTTCGTCGGAACATCCGGTACATATACATCAATAGTATCACCCGCACGTATCTCTTGGCAAGTCAGCAACCCACTCTCAGTTGTCGGCGTATGACCTAGATGAAAGACAAGAGTATAACTAGGAGTAGTATCCGTCAGTGTTACCAACGTATTATGAAAACGGCACATATTTATATGCGTGAAATCGTAAGTATGAATTACCATTTCAAGAAGTGTTTCCTACAGTATAACTTACGTTAATTTGTGTAGTACTTGAACGAATCACTTTTTTCATCCAGATTGGGTCCAAAGCGCTTGAACTCGTTTGATCCCGTATCCATCTCGGGACGGTAAATGTAGCCACGTGTCTCGCCCGTAGACCACGCACGCTGGGCGTCCCTCGGATAACTTCCATATGGTACATCGCCCTCCTCATCTCCAAATGGCGCAGCCTGGAAACCCTCCGTTACCTTCACCGCTCCCAACATAGGATTATTCGGGTCGGTCTCCTTGAACTCATTGAGTGGGCGAGGTGCCGACATAAATCCGTTCTCCGCCGCTCCAACAGCATCACCGACCTGCTCCCTCATAATGCTATCGGCACCGTATGTTCCACGGCTGGCAGGTGGCTTGATAGGAGGACCCGATGGCATCGGGATAGGCGGGCGGCTCGTATACATAATATTGGACAACGACTCATTCGCCGGTGCCGCATTCGCAACTGTACGATCAGGATGTGTCGGTCCGTTCATCTGACCCTGAAACATATCATCCGACACAGTCGTTGTGGTTCCCGCTACATTCTGGAAATTATCGCTGCGCGATGGTTTTCCAATCGCACGCATCGTAGCCCGCACATTGCGATTGAACATCAGCACCGCTGTAAGAAGCAAGAGGGACACACCAACAGCCGGGTAGACGGTAAATACCGCAAGTGCGACCGCTACGAGAATCACCGCTGTTACGGGGGACGAGGTGACATTATTTGACAATGTAAACATCTTCGTGGCAACGGCAGTCGTGACCGCCAAAACTGCCACAGTCAAGCCAACCTCAACATAAGATACCGATGGCTTTACCATTTCACTCTATTCACCGCCACGATAAAAAATGAAGAGTTTCCAATTCTCTTAATAGAAAGCAAAGATGTTACCTGTTCGTGCTCTCTCCGCCAAAGGTTACTCCATTGCGAAATCGGAATTGACGCCCGCTCAAACCTCCTTAATTAAGAAGGAATTGACTGTATGTGCCGCCGGTCCTGCCGCCTATACCGCCGGCACTGCGTCCTTCAAAGTCTACCTTGAATCCGCCGAACGATTCTATCTACCCACTGCCTGGGGACTCACCCAATTCGGTCCTGCGCTCTCTGACATTCGTGGTCGTGGTGATGCGCTGCCGTCGGCGCTCAAATTCGGCGGGGAACTCCGTGTCCACCAAGTCGCCGCACTAGAATCGTTTCGTGACGCCGGTCATAACGGTATTATTTGCCTGCCCTGCGGCTACGGCAAAACCTTCACCGGCATTGCCGCCGCAATGGAAATCGGGAAGTGTTTCATCATCGTAGTCCATAAGGAGTTCCTCGCCGACCAGTGGTCCGCCGAACTTAAGAGTCTTGTACCAGGCATTCGTATCGGTCGTATTCAGGGCGAAAAATGCGACGTTGGTGCCGAGTTTGACGTTAGCATTGCGATGATTCAGACTATTTGCTCCCGTAATTTCCTTGCCGGTACCTTCAACCACTTCGGCTTTGCTATCTTCGACGAAGTTCATCATCTCGCCGCCGAACATTTTAGCCAGACGCTCCAACGGGTCCATTGCCCCAAGATGCTCGGTCTGACCGCCACGCCTAAACGTAACGACGGTCTGTCCAAAGTGTTTACATGGTATCTCGGCACGATTGTCTACCAAATTGCCCGCCGACCCAAAGATGATACGGTTCGGGTGGAATGTCTACGCTATACCGACTCCGATGACGCCTATACCGAAGTGAAATGTGGCTGGGACGGTAAGCCGATTCGTGCCTGTTTAATCAATAATATCGCCAACTTTGCCCCTCGCACTCGTGCGATGATTGAGTGGGTGGCGCCTTGTCTACAGGAAGAGGGTCGGCGCCTGCTCATATTATCCGACCGCCGTGAGCATCTCAAAGAGTTTGAGACCGGCTTTCAAGCACAGGGAGTGAACTCTATCGGCTACTACGTCGGTGGAATGAAGCAGAAAGACCTAGATTTGTCGGCGACCCGCAAGGTTATCCTAGGTACCTTTGCGATGGCGAGCGAGGGAATGAATATTCCCGCACTCAACGCCGTTTTGCTGGCAACCCCTAAAAGCAATATTGAACAGTCGGTCGGTCGTATTCTTCGTCTCAAACCCGAAGAGCGTACAATTCAGCCACGCATTTATGACGTCCTAGATACGGCGTTCCCCGAATGCTTTGGTCAATGGTCTCGTCGACGTAAATTCTATCGGGACTGCGGTTATACCGTCAAGTTCAGCACCGATGAAAGCGAGGAGTCGTCTGAGACAGATGCGCCGGCAGCAGATGGCTGTCTCATCGTAGAGGATTAATCGTAGTCAATACTAGAATGGAGCCGACTGGTCCCCTGGTATTCACAACCGAAAACGATCCTAGCCTCTGGCGTACCGAGTCGTACATAAAGCGCCGTAATGCCCGTCGCAACGCTGCTCTTACACAGAAAAATCGTCCTAGTTTTTCTAACAAAGTGCGTTCATGGTTTAAGAAGCCCGGTGATGGCAAGACACGGCGTAGTAGGCGTCGCCGCCGTCGCAGCACTCCGCGAATTATGTATGAATAAACTAGGAGAATGTCTAGCAAGAATACGACTTTTAAAAATCCTGCTTGGATGCTGCGAAAACCGTCGTTGCCACCTGGTGCCGGCGTCGGTTTTAATACCACTATGAATAAGAAATCGCCGAATAAGAAGCCGTTACAACCTACCAAGCCTTCGCCCAAGAAGACTGCGTCTAAGCGTCGTACCCGCCGCCGTGCTCGTGGCGGCAATCCTCGTATTATGTACGAATGAGTATGGTGAAATTTAAAGACTGAATGGTTTATTGTGGTTTGAACACATTTTTAATCAATCTCCATATCGGTTACAACACCAATAAGGCAGTTCTTAGCTTCTGTGTTCCATACATCAAAATTATTGATGTCACATACAAAGTTGCTAGGCGAAAACACATCCATCATAATGTTATAAATATCGCATGGATGCGTCTTCACAAGAATCCAATATTTATGAGTTACATAATCACTTACAATATCTTCGGTCCAGTGATTCGAAATGCCATGATCATAGTTGTCCTCAACGGAGTAAAAGGTATACTGGTCGTCTTTGTTTACAATTCCGTAGCCTATAATCTCATGATGCTTCTCTGAACAGTTTTTAATACGCTTAATATGCTCCTCTTCAATATAGACTAGAGCATACTTGACATCTGATCCATTAAGCACTTTTTCGGGCATTGTATACTTTACAATTGCCGATTTTCTTTAAACAGGCTTCTCGGTTTCTTGGTTTCTTTGTATAGTATACAGCAGAAATCAATAAAAAGATATTATTAGAGTATTTGCCGGTGTAGCGATTCTCTTCATCTACGCGTTCGGCGGGTTTCTTCCGCGTTAATTTTGAGGTCCGCAATTGTAACCCAGCGTTGATAAATACACTTGAGTATCTGGGGTGAGATAGTTATTGTTAAATGTATATAGTTCAATCGCCGTAGGCATATCCGATAGCGTTGTGATTAGATTTGTATCGCAATACAACAGCGATAAGGATTGAGGCAACGGTGGCAAGGTGGTCAACTTATTTTTATCACAACTCAGCGATGTAAGAAGCGAAAATGACCCTGATAAATCGGTCAATTGATTTGCGGACACGCCTAAAATCGTGAGGCTTGACGGGAGCTCTGGGAGGTCGGTCAGTTTATTGTAGGCACAATAGAGTTCTGTTGTAGTAGTCGGTATAGTCGGCAACACCGTAATCTGATTCGTCTGGCAATATAACTGCTGTAAGCCGTTCGGCAGGTCGGGTAGCGACGTAAGTTGATTGTCACCGCATATCAATGTATTGAGCGTGTAGGGAAGTTCAGGAAGGCTTGTTAGCAGATTAAACGAGCAGTCCAGCCATGTAAGATACGGCGGCAACGGCGGGAGCTCCGTCAATCCTAGATTTGAAACATCCAATCGTGTTGTATCTTTCAAATTCGCAATACGTTCTTCTGCGATATCCATTCTAGTATTTAAAACTTTAAAAATTGCTATAATTTTACGTTGTTTTACGATTCTTACGTGTTTTACGCTTACCACCACGGGACAACTTCGCCGCTAGTTTTGCCTCCGCGATAGCAGTATTCAAGTTTCGTGAATGCTTGCTCTTTAGTTTTGCGATTAAACTACGTACAGTCCGAGTAGCAGCGTTACTTCCTCTACGATTCAACACAATACGTCCTACCTCCAAAATATCGCTCTTTTTTCCTAAAAGTGCGGCATTTTTATCAATCTCAACCTTCACAACGGAGTTTAGATTGTTCATTCTATTTATGGACGAGTTTTAATGCTTGCGGTTGCGATTGCTCTTCTTAGCATTCTTATGGCTCTTGCGGCTCTTGCGGTTGTTGCGACGGCTCTTGCGGTTGTTACGACGGGCACCGCCGAACAACGACTTGGGTGGCGCAGGGGACGAACCGTTCTCAGGTCCTACACGCGCCGCCACAGGCCAGACCTCATTGAACGCCGCTACACCATCCGGTAAGAAAACACCCTTATCCGTGGAGGGAGAGAAGGTGAAGCCCGCCGATGACGCATTATAGACCGGTAACGATGATCCAGGACCACGGTAGCACTCCTCAGGGTAGGCGTTCGGTGTACCGTACGATCCGCCTCTGCGCTTGGTACGGCGACCACCCTTCATGAACGCAGGGTTCAATGTACCCTCCTCAAAAGGTGATACGCCCGCTGTAGATCCAGGGGGAGCGAGCGAGTACAAGTCGGCAGGAGCACGTGGGTCAGGCATCTCAGGTACCTGAGGGTTGAGTAAGTGATGCGTACCCATGCGACCGTCGCACGGTACCGGTGTATGTAACGCATCTACATTTGGACCGTCGCCACCAATGCTCTGGCTAGGGTCAATCGCATAACCGTACGTACCGCCGCCTCGGTGTTTGCGTGTACGACGTCCGCCTGAGTAAGGCGCATTATTGCGTGCAGGTAAACCGGTAAACGCCGGCGCACCGCATCCGCAGCCGCCTCCTGTCATAAGACGAGCCTGGCAGCCGCACGCACCACCGCGTACTCTGCGACTGCTGCGACTGCTGCGACTGCGGCGACCGCCCGTCAACGCAGGCTGAGGTAAAATGCTACCGCACGCACCACCACGACGGCGACGAGCCCTGCGGGATCGGTTGCTTCGCTTACCTCCCGCCATCGGTGCCTGCGCCGATGCCAAACTCGCATTTGTCACCTCGTTGTAGAGTTCGCCGGGACGGTTGGTCCAGTAGCAATCATTGTACGGGTGAGTTACAGCGTACTGACCCAAGCCAGTCTGGTTCTGCCAGTCGCCGCCAGGCATCTTATCCAAGGGAAACAATGTGCCTTCCGCGGCATAACCGCCGCCGCGGCGATTTTTACTTCCGTGAAGCCCATGCTTCTTGTTCATTCCACGGCGTAACGCACGATTCATCCTCTATCTTACCCCTCGGATTTTTTCGGCTCTATAACCGTCTTAATTTCCCACTTATCAAATTGCTTATTATGCTCAGCCACGACGGCGATTTCGTCCAGGTTCGCCAAACGCAGTGCCTTACTAATCGCCAACGTCCTCACCAATCCCAGACCCAGGCGCTCTTCGCCCCGCCAAACGGAGTAAACGTCGGGTCCTATTTCCTTCTTCACCTTGAAAATATCCGCACCAGGTACAGGCTCCTTGGCGGGCTGGGTTACCGGTGCCGGCTCAGCCTTTGGTGGAATCCAAATAATCCGCTTCGTATTCGGTGTATTAAGAACAAACTCCACAACCTGGTTTGCGTCGGGCTCCTGTGCCTGAATCAGATTCACCGATGTATATTTCGCCAAAACAATCTCCGTTCCCTGTAATTCTAACATAGGTTTGAAATGGTTTGCGGCGAAGTCGGCGACAATCCGCTCCCAACGCTCTCGGAATGGCTTGGTCTGCCACACGGCTGTGCCCTGCCACGTCAGGACGTCCTCAATCACGAGTTGTCTGGTCTTGTTATAGTATGCCGAAAAGATAGCACCGTCGTTTAGAACGGTTTGGGAAAGACGAAGGCGAATGCGTTGCGGTCCCATTTTCGCCGCAATCGGTGGCAGATATACCGCGTATCCTAGATTGGGAACAACCGCAAGGAATCCTGAGAGGATACCACGTGGTCGAAGACTTGCGACGACTTTCTCTTTACGAATGAGGGCTTTATCGGCGCCGTTCTCGGCGTACATACGGCTAATGCCAAGCGTCTTACCACGCGCACCCCATCCACTATTGCCTATGTATTCTTCGGTGGCGGCGACCCAATCCATTATGTTTTTGGGGGTATAATTAATTAATGTGACCGGGTTTTAGACCGGCAGGATTACGCATGATTTGCTTCATATTCTGCCGAGGCTATCAATAAGCCATTTGAGTAAGCAGACGTTCCAGTAACCCCAATAGATAGAGATGATGAACCAGGAGCGGTCGTATTTTTTACCCATAACACCTTACCAGATGAAGTGTACGCTACTACAAAATTATTAAAACTACCGGTGTTCGTGACTGTAAGCCCTGAATTTACGGTTCCATTCGGTGTGCTATAGAATGAAACCAGAGGGGGTGTGCCAACTGTATCCGTCCATCCGCTGACATACACGTTTCCGCCTCCAACCGTGATTGAGGTAGGTAATACACCTACATTCTCACTATAAGGATAAGTGCCGGTGAATAAGGTTTTCCAAAGCGGTGTTCCGCTTGTATTATATACTATAACAACTCCTATAGTAAATCCCTGTCCGTTGTAAATCATGGTATTACCGGTTGGCACCCCACCGGATGGCATAACTGAATTCGCCGGATCGTAGGTTGCTATATTTGAATTCTGTGAATATGCTGAGACATAGATATTACTGCCATCTACAGTCATACATCTGGCGACCAAAGAACCATTTTCTGGGTCGCCGTACGGCGCGCTCATATTCACTGCCCATTGTACTACTCCACTACTATTGTATTTTACAAGTACTAGATTCGCCGAATAGTTCCATCCGTACACTTGCCGAGCAGGATTGGTTTGGTCCGTAGCCGAATAGACATTCAGAGGAAACTGACCTACATCGTGATTTACAAGTCCGTACCATCCCAGCGCATAAATATTGTTAGAAGTGTCTGCTGAAATAGCTACTCCATACGATTGTCCAAAGTATCCATCTGACCCGTCGCCATACTCAACCTTTGTAGCCCATAAAGGGGTTCCACTTATATTGTATTTAACGACTAACATTGTGTAGGTACCTTGCGTTGTAACATTTACGCCAGGTTGAATCGCACCACTCGCATTATAAAAATATTGGGTAACTGTTCCGCCAGTTCCATTTGATCCAAAAGCACCTGTTATATAAATATTTGAACCCGTATATATAATACTATAGACATACAGCACTCCTTCTAAATCAGGACTAGTCGTTGTGGGTGTCATCTGGACGCTCCAAACCGGATTTCCGCCCGAATCATATTTGATTAAATATCCATTTTGAACATCGCCACCACTTGGTGGCGGATAGGAATGAAACACGGAACCATCTAGATTATAAACATTACAACCATTACCGGTATATCCTGCTACATAAATATTATTTCCGTCGTTGGTGATATTTAATACATTCATCCAATCAATATTATTGGTCCATAAAGCGATGCCCGATGAATTATATTTTACAATAAGTCCACCTACCAATGGTGACCCGCCAGTAATATTTGTAGTGACCGTAACCGTTTTATCCGCATTAATGAAATAGGGTATACCGCTGGCACCAAAATACAAATAGTAATCGGAGACTAAAATAGTATTTGTTCCATCGGTTGTTAAACTTGCGTATCCCAAAGATGTACCGCTTATATCGGCAACAAATAAAGGCTTGCCACCACTGTTATATTTAATCAAGTTTAATCCATATGAGTAGAGTGCTGTGTTTGATGGTGGCGCAATCGAGGTTGCTACATACTCTACATTTGTTCCATATGTAAGACCGCCAGTTGCGGGTTGAGTCAAATAAGGAGCACTTGTATTATTTGCCCATTGAGTAATACCATTTGTATTGTAGGCTATTAGAAAATCGTTTTGGACACCAGTCAACGGTATCATAACTCCTGAGAGCACCGGTTGTCCGCTCGGCGGCGGTATAACCGCACCATTATTATCATAGGGCACATCGTATGTAGACGTAGGAGCCGTCATATTTCCGCTTACATATAGATAATTGTTAACCACGGAAATATAGAACGGACTGCCGCCAAATATATTTGTAACCCATTGTGCGATACCCGCTGTGTTATAATTTATAATAACACCGTCTCCTAATACCGAAATATTTATAGGACCAAATGTTGTAGCATTCGTATTATAACACGTAATATTACCACTAGTGACCCCCGCAATATAAATATTCGTTGTAGTGGCTGTAATAGAATAAATGGTATTTGACGCTGCCCCAATGATATTTGTTCCCCACTGTGCTACACCTAATTTGTTGAACTTTACAAGATAGACAGCAGATCCTGAATTATATCCTTTAATAGAAATCACCGGCGCAGAATTGTATGACTGAGAATTGGGAGAATTGTATGACTGAGAATTGGGAGAATATATATTTAATGGACCAGACATACGATTTCCGTTATATGTACCCGCAGCATAGACATTATCTGCGGCGTCGACATAAAGTGCGGTCGCCGATACCGTATTTAAATTTCCTATACTTGCTGCCCATATAATATTTCCCGCTGTAGTATACTTCGCAACAAATGCGGTTAAACCGCCGTTAGTAGACACCGAGGATAAACTTATTCCAGACTCCACATCTCCTGGTGGGTTATAAAATACTAAATTGCCCGTTTGACCATACGACCCTGTTACATAAATACCAGTCGGTCCTATTGCTATCGCAGTTATTGTACAATTCGCATTTGACGCACCGATTTCGGTCACCCATGATACCGCACCGCTTGGAGTATATTTCAAAAAAACTCCACTATTATAATTTGCCGCCAGTGGATAGAGCTGTTTAAAACTTACTCTACTACCTGAATAAGTAATTGAATATAAAACACTTTCTGGTGAATCATTTAATGTATACAAAATATTATTTAATCCAGTTATATTCGTCAATAATGATCCGTTACCTAGATTTGTTATTATTTTGGAACTGGCAGGGGTTGCGTAAGTATATTTTAAGAAATTATTAGCACCATACAAGGAGACATAAATATTATATGAATCAGGATCCGCATAAATACCATATACACTTTGAGGAATATTTATATTTGTACCTGTACCTGTACCGGTACCAATAGACGCATTTACAGTTAGATACAGATGACCACTTAAATCCCAATTAGTATCATTATTTACATTGCTCACATCCCAAATAATTCCACTTACATCAGGATAATGAGCATTATTATAATCAGCAATTAAAAGGTGCCCATTACTAAGAGTACCATGGTTTGTATAAGAAACACTAAATGGTAAAATAATACCATCTGCTCTGCTTGAACTATTTGTAACGGTTTTAGTATTAAATGCTCCAACAGTTGGAGGTGTAACTTCATTATTCATAACTATTCTACATAGTGAGTTTGGGGTGCTTGTATTTACTAAATATAATTTACTCTGGTAATCGGTTGTTATAGAATAAATTCCATTAATTTGTAAAATCTGGATAGGGGCGTCAGCAAATGTTGTATTCAATTGCCAAATTGTTTGTTGGTTGTCTACTATATATAAATATCCAGCCTGCCATGCTACAGATGATATAACTGTACTCACTCCATAGGCACCAAGAGATTTAATACTCATAATCTCACCGTTCGTCTTCAATTTATAAGCATTCGGATTGCTATCAATTATATAGATATATGTACTATCATTTGTAATTGCCGACGCATTAAATAAACTGACATTCTGTTTCAACGTTCTATACAGGATTCCATTCGCATTATACACATTTAAATTTGTAAAAAAAGTGCCCGCCTGGTAACTATTCACACCATCGGTCAGACTTGCCAACAACTGTAAATATGTTTGTGACGTGAGATAGGTAGCCCACTGCGCAATACCATTCACATTATACTTTACAATATAACTTCCGTTTGCCATAGTTGATATAGACACCGGTGTAACAAGTTGCGTCCCATTCGTGTTTACAAATAGAAGCGCACCCGAAAAATCTCCCACCGCATATACATTCGTTCCGTCTGTGGTCATACTATGATTTGATACGGCACCACTGATATCTGTAGTCCATTGAACCACGCCATTATTATTGTACTGTGCGATGTTACATCCATACGATGTCAACGCAGAATTTGGCACCGGTGGCGGCGGAATAGGTGGTAACGTAGGAACACTCGCAATATACGAATTATATTGTGCTATCGTTGTATTGACCGCCCCCGCATCTAAATCGGTGGCAATAGAGACCGATGACCCATTTCCACCGTTTCCACTACTCCAAGCCACTGTGTTTGTAGTACGAATGAGTCCGTTATTAATAGACTGATTTGTAATCGTCGCATTCGCAAATATCATACGCTCTCTACGACGTGCTGTCGTAGCAGAAGCACCGTTATTCGTTGCGGACGGTATTTTCCTATTCGGGCATAGCATTTATATCATAGAAAATGAACTATTCATTTCCGCTCCGTCAAAGGCGCCTACACCCTGCATAAAGTCGCCGCCATTCTGTAGCATTTCTGGTGAATAACCGGCGGCGTTGTGTGGACCCGGCGATGAATGCTCAGATCCGAGTCCCGATGAGACAATCTTACCCACTCCAGGACGCTGACGGTGCTCAATCATCTGCTCAGGATGACGTAAGTTGGATCCAAACTCTGCGTCCATAAACGCCACACGATTCAGGGGGTCGGTCGCCTCCGGTGGGTCGTAATGAATCGCCGGTGGAGTACGCTGGAGCGGCTCGGGTGTTCGCATATCCTCCTCCGTCATACCAACCGGAACCGGCATGGGTTTTGGGACCGGTGGTCGTTGGCGCGTTGTCATTACCGGAGCAGCCGTTTCTGGCGTCTGCGGACCTCCCACCACACCATCCGGTGATTGTTGCTGATATACCTGTGGAGGTACATAGGGCTGCTGCGGCATCGTCATTTGAAGAGTGGGCTGAACATGGTCCATCTTTGGCACTCCCTGTGCGGCTGACAGTACGGCATTCACACGAGTCTCAATCTGTGTTTCCAACAAACGGGGATAATTGGACGCTTTCACGATATAGTAACCAAAGAAAACGAAAACTGCCACAATAATCACTAATACAACCCAAGCCAAAGGTATCCGGGTCGCCATATGTTCTACTAATTTCAACCCTGAATTTTGATTCGTTAATTCCACGCAAATAAATCTGTCCGCCCAAAAAAGAAAAACATGGCTAGCGAATTCGCCGCCTTTGCCGATTTGTCGGGAGTTGTTCAGTCGCTCGTTAAAGAACTTGAAGGCAAGGTTCTATCCCAAACCGACCTCATTGCGCATTTACCTAAATTCGTCCTTGTCGCCTGGACAAGCAATCTATCCGTTGATAAGGCGGAAGCTCAGATTCTCGCTGCGGTCAAGCATCTTATTGCGAAGTTTGTACCTGCTGACCAGCAGTCTGTCGTGACGAGCTTCGTTGATTCGGCGTTCCCTGCGATCGTGACTGCGTTGAACGGTTTGATTGAACAGGTGAAGGCGGAGGTCTTGAAGAAGGCGACGGGTGTGTTGAACGATGTTGAGAAGAAGGTGGAGGCGGTCTGCGCAACGTCGTGCCTCCCATCGTTCTTTGGTTTCCTGAATAAGTGTGCGAAGGAGGTCCCCGCCGCTGCGCCTGCTGTTGCGGCTGTTGAAAAGACTGTCGCTGCGGAGGTCCCTGCGACGATTGAGGCGGTGACGGAAGCAGCGAATTCTGATATTTCGGCTGCTCTTGCACCTGCTCTTTTATCGGTGAAGGAGGATGAGCCTGTGTCTGAAGCCAAGGCGGAGTAAAGATATTCAGTTGGTTAAGAGTTTCCTGAATCTCTGACATTGTACCACGGATGTACAGTAAATTGCCGGCTTTGATATGCCTATCGAAGATCACCTCTTCGCTCCACATATCATCTATATTGAGCGGTGGGGCTTGCGTCGCTAGAGGGGTAATGCTCTCTAGGAGAAACATCTCGTCGGCGTGCTCGTACTCTGCGACCGGTTTACGGGTTTCCGCCTGCCACGCCGTATCCCAATTAGGGGACGACTGAATAAAGCCCCAATTGGCACCCCAGCGGACCACGTGCTGCGTGGTTCGGCGGGCTTTCGCATGCGTCTTATGAAATTCCTTGACCGCTTTGCCACTATACGTCAACAGGTACGACATTTTTTGCGTGGTGTTATATTAATAACGCAGTGGGCGATTTAAACCGGTGCCGCCAAAAAATTTGAAGGCATTTAAGCCACTAGAGAATAAGACAATACAAAGAATGTGGTGTCTTGTTCTACAACCTAAGGGTACTACCCGCAATGCGACGTTACCCGCCGGTCGTACCGAAGTTCTTGATTGCGATGCTGCGTGTGCCATTCTTCGCCGTGCGACGGCGCCCGAGCTCATCGGTACCTTCAAGTGGGGGGCTATAACGGTATATCTCTTTGGATATAAGACCGGCAAAGCCGGCACCGAAAATAAGCACGAACTCCCACCTCCGCACGATACGGTATTGCTGTTTGGCGAAGCACTGCTCTGTGCCACCCAGGCGGGTGCTCTAGTCTCTTTTGACGCAACTATGTTTAAGAACTTCTACAATGAACTCAATGGCGGATTTGATGACCTAGACGAAGACGAAGACGAAAACGAAGACGACGACGACGACGAGGAGGAAGAAGAGGAAGAGGAAGAGGTAAAAGAAGAGGAAGACGAAGAGGTCGTAGAAGACCTGCCAGAAGAAGATGAAGAGGAAGCACCGCCCGTCCGCGTCGTCAAAGTTGTCAAGGCGAAAAAAGGCTCTAAGAAAGTTCCTCAGTGGTTTTCCCTAGAAGAACTGGCACCTGAAAAGTACGATATGTAATTACACTTCAATAATAATCTGTCTGTCCATCGGTAATTTTTGAGCAATCGCCGAATATTGCGAATCTATGAATCCGTTAATCTTGTCGGCTGCCTTATACAACATAGCACTAGCCTTTTCCGAGCAATAGATAAATATATACATCCCCGCAGTAAGAACCGCCAGCATCGTCCAAAAGCCTAACCAAAATGCGTGAAAATTAAACATTGTGGTTTCTGGGAATGTTGGGCACAGCAAATTCAATTTTTTTCCGCCCCGCCGACAAAAATGAAGCCTAAACGCTCGTCGCTGTGATAAGGCAAATGTCCGCCGCTCGTGATAAAGTCCGCGCCGTAATTCGTGCCCGCTGTTCCGCCCTAACGCCCGCCGAGCAGGTAGACCTTGAGCGGGGTATCTTCAACTTCACCCTAGAAGACGCAAAACGCCGCTCTATTCGCCGCGTTTGGGAAAATCCTGAGTTTCAAACATTATACGAGATTTGCGCTCGGCGGACGGTCTCCAATATTGACACGTCATCCTATGTCGGCAATGTACGTCTGATTGACCGGCTCAAGGAGGGCGAGTTCAAGCCGCACGATATCGCCGCCATGCCGTTCACCGAACTCCACCCCGAAAAGTGGGGCAACTACGTAGAAATGTCTATCAAGCGTGAGGCAAAGATGTTAGAGGTGGATAAGTCGGCGGCGACCGATATGTTCCGCTGCTCCAAGTGCGGTAAGCGGGAATGTACTTACTATGAAATGCAGACGCGCTCCGCCGATGAGCCGATGACCCAGTTTATCCGCTGTCTCAACTGCGGCAAGCAGTGGCGTCAATAAACTACGGATTTGTAGGATGTTTTTAACTATACTCACGTACAACACGCATGGTTTGCCTTGGTCCCGTGATACGTCCGTGGAGATTTGCGAATGGCTCAAAGAGCGCCGACCGCAAGTCATTTGTCTACAAGAAGTGTTCTTAGAGTCAAATCGGCAGTACTATAAAGAGCATCTAGAACGTAATGGCTACCGTGTATGTATCCCCCGAGACGGTGACGTTACGCTCGTCAACAGCGGACTACTCACAGCGTTCTTAATCTCCCGTTACCAATATGTGAGTGAATGTTTTTATCCGTATCTTGACTATCATAATGTGGAAATCTTCGCCAACAAAGGATTCTATGCGGTAACGATTCGCGAACATGTGAGCCGGCGCACTATTGTCATCACAAATACGCATATGCAGAGCGATACCGAAATTGGTTGGATTGTAGGACGAAAGGTTACGCAGGATATACGAAAGGCGCAGCACCAGCAAATCCTACGAACGCTTACAACGCCCAATGCGGTACTTGTCGTCGGCGATATGAACTGCGAACGGTCGCCCGAATCGCTCATTCGTTATATGACGCCCGTAGACGAAAGTCGGTTGAAGAAAGCAACGTTCTATTCAACCGGCGAAGATCTGGACCACGTCGCCTGGTTTCCCTTACAATGGGCGAGACCCAAATGCCAATTCTGCGATTTTATGCGGAACGGTCCGCGTCTTCTCAATTGCCAAGTCTTCCAGAAACCCTGGAGCGACCACGCACCCGTCTTGTTTTCAATCTTCCTGCCCCTGATGATAAATAGGACAGGTTAGGATCTACCCAGGCGATACGGGCTTTACGTGTAGCACGGCGGTGGCTTTTACGAGATACCATCTTATATCGGGACACGAAAATATTCTGAACGTGTAGGGGCTAAGATATGGCAAAGTCTACGATGTTCTGGTGGTATATCGCCGCATTTTTACTATGTATCGCCGTCATCGGCGGTGCGTACTATATTTCACATGAGATTGACGATTGTCGTGTGCTAGAAACGATTCAAACGCCCAACGGCATGGTACAAATCGTCAACGATGAGTGTAAGGAAGCGTTGCCGCATACGACCGACAAAAATACAATTCGTATGACGAAGAGCATTTGGAGCGGCTCCCGCCGCAATGACGTCCTCTTCCACGAGCGTGTCCACCTTGAGCAGAAGCGTGCCGCACGTGATTGGGCGGAATTCTACCGTCGGTACTGGGAATACGATATCTCGGCGAAGCCGCCGACCGATTTACCCCATGGATTTATTCGCAATCTCCGACCCAATCCCGATACACGTGCGGAGCCCTGGGCTATCTGGCGCCGCCGTTACCTATTCTTCCCGAACTACGCAAACTCTGCGGCACCCTCCCTAAAAGACATCCGCGTTCAGGTTTGGGATATGCACGAAAAACGCCTAGTGGGTGTGCCCGACGAATGGAAAGAGATTTTCTGTCACGAAGATTCGTGTCCCTACCAATTTGAGCACCCGCACGAAATTTCCGCCGAATTTTTAACCCACGACAACCATTCTTCAGCGTCAGCCCGACTACAAAATTGGTGGAACGCTAATAAATATGTCTCCCGTACTCCTTAATCCAATTTCCAGGCAAAAAAATGGTTATAGGAATTAGGAATGGAGAGTATCGAGGTGGTCCCGCCGGTAGCTTCTAGTCCTTTGGATTCTATGCGCGGGCGAGGAAAGCGTAGTGGACTCTGCCACCAAAAGTACACAGCCTCTGAAAAAAAGCACCCGAAGGGTAATAAATCAATTGTCATTCTGGTACTACCCGAAAACACATCTAAGCCTATAGTAGGGCATAAATATGAGCGCTAACCCTCCCAATGCCGGTATAACGGCATCAAGAGGTCTGGACTTTTATACATATATCAATCATAAATGGCAGTCGTCGGTAAAAATTAAACCGTACGATTCCAGTGTCTCTGTAAGCGACGAGATTGAAACCCGTGTAGAGAACACACTCTTTGATAGCATTGAAAAAGTATCAAAAACGAAACCCAACGACCCAGTCAGTCGCCTGGTTAAGAGTATTACCACTCACAACTATCAAATAAATAATATATACGACCTCCAGCGACTATTTTCATTGTTTGAATGTCTAAATACGCATGAAGATGTTGCGCGCACTATTGGAAAACTGAATCGCATACAGTCAAACGCTCCTATCAGTTTCGTCGTTGCCAACGACCGCTATATTCCTAACAAGCGATGTGTGTATATGTATGAGCCCAAACTCGGCTTACCCGAAAAACAACAATATAAAAAGGGATTTGATACCAAGGCACTCAATGCGTATACTCACGTACTCAAAATCGCCGGCGATATTCTACATGTAGAGAATCTAGCATCCGCCGTGGACTTAGAAAGCCGCCTTTTGCCGTATTTGTCGCCCGAAAATGACCGTGAAGACGTGGCATTTTCCTACAATCCTAAAAGTTTGTCCGATTTGACTCGTGCCTACACCAATATCCCTTGGAAAACGATAATGCTAGCCTGGGGAATGACCCCCGCTATGGCGTCCTCGGCAACCTACATCGTCACAAATACAGCGTATGTTGAATTACTGGACCGTATGTTCCAGCATTATTCTATGACGACCTGGCGGATTTGGATGCGGGCACAGACCATCTTACATTTTATGAAATATCTACCACCCCCCTTTGACGACCTCCACTTCCAACTTTGGGGGAAACAGTTACAAGGTATAAGCGAAAAGATGCCCCAGCGATTCTTAATGCTTACGTTTCTCAAAGATAACATTCCGCATAATCTAGGATATATTTATGTCAAACACGGCGTTGCGAGTAAGTTGAAGGCAACGGCTTCAAAACTCGTAGAAAATCTACGTAATTCCACAATTGTTCGTATTCGTGAATTGCGATGGATGACCGACGACACGAAGAAAAAGGCGATAGAGAAATGTAAATCTATGTTATTCCAGGTCGCCTATCCTGATAAGTGGGAATTTGAACTTGATGAGGTGAAAATAGACGAACGCCGCATGCTCACGAATCTATGGAATCTCGCAAAATACGATACCGATCATATGCTTAAGCATCTCAAACGGGGAAAAATCAACGAAAAAGAGAACTGGGAAGACGGTGTCTTTGAAGTGAACGCCTATTACTACAGCGATAAGAACATGATGGTGATTCCCGCCGGTATCCTAAACTCTCCTTTTTTTGACCTCAAACGTAATGAAGCGTGGAATCTCGGCGGTATTGGTGCCGCCATCGGTCACGAAATTACGCACGGATTTGACGATGACGGGCGCCTATACGATAAGAACGGCGTCATGAACGATTGGTGGTCGGCGGAGGATGCCGCCAAATACAAAGAGATGTCCAAAGCACTCGTGGACCTGTTTAATGCTGAGACCTATATGGGCGGAAAGGTGGACGGCGAATTGACACTCTCCGAAAATATTGCCGACCTCGGCGGCGTCTCCATCGCCTTAGAAGCGCTAGAAATGGAGTTCGCTGCCGGTAACTATACAGCGGCTGCTAAAAAGAATGCCTACAAAGACTTCTTTACAAGCTACGCCATCTCTTGGCGAAACAAAGACCGACCGAAAAAAGCCGAACAGTCCCTTTTATTGGACAAGCACGCCCCCGCACCGCTACGTGTCAATCTCATTGTACGCCAATTTGCCGAATTCTATGACGCATTTGATATCAGTGAATCCGACCCCGGTTATATTCCTGCTGATAAGCGTATCCAATTATGGTAAATTGGGCGCCGGCGGCTTATAGCATAAGCAGGTCATTGAGCCGCCACACTTCATATGTACCATCGGGCATGGGTCGCTTCACAATAATTGGTAGCCGACGGGCTTCCAGTTCCATCTTCGCAATTAAATACGAATCGTTGACGCCGGTGGGCACGAGAATATACGGTTTCGCTCCATTATTAATCTGACTGGCGCGAAAGCTAATACACTTCGTCTTCTCGTAGTTCGTAAGAAACGGATACGTTGTATGATTCGCATCGAGCAGCGAAATATCACGGAGTGACGTGACCATATCGGCGGGAATGAGTTCGCTCTTTTCGCCGGGAGTTTGAATCACAAGACGCTCTTGAATTTGTTCATCGTACGGAATCCAAATTTCGGGATGCTGTTTGAAGAGTTTGACAACATCCGCCGCCTCGGCACGCTGTTGCTCTGTTTGTTCCTCTTCCACTTCCTCTACGACATCTCCATCTTCATATTCCTCTTCTACGATTTCATCTTCAACTTCGTTGGCGTATTCGTCCATCTTGCCTCTAACACTCCTGAGAATTAAGGTGTCAAATTTGTTCAGAATTTAAATAGCCCCTGGTAGGATGAGTTCATTTGGATTCGGCGAAGACCTAGATAGTATATTGGGGCTCCCGACAGGCGGTGTACAAGAGGGCGGTTCAATTGACGGTAGTTTTGCCATAATGACCCGAGACGAAATACAAGAGAAGAAAGCCGATATTCATACCGTGCCAATCATTATGACGGAAAAGACGCCATCAACAAAAGATATTGGTGATATAGCAAGTTTTTCACTCACCACCGGACTTCAGCCCACTGATATTCTCGGCTTGAATGGTGAAGCGGTGCGTAAACTGATACATATGCCTACCGATAATCTAGCGACGATTAATCAGAAACTCTTTCTTGTGAAAAACCAGTATGAAGAAGTATCTGAACTCGTTGAAAAACAGGTCGCGTTTATATGTCTTTTCCACCATTTATTCTTCCTCGCTAAACTTGCGAAAACGCCCAACTATCCTATGTTTACCGATCCGTTTTCCGATAAATTCAATGCAGTTCAAAAGAGCGTACAGGAAATTCAGGGCTCTATCAAACTAGACGAAGGGGATAAAAGTACGGTTGCCGGTGCCGCCGATATTACAACAGAAGCGGGATTTAACACAACATCTATGCACGAGGGCTCACAGGCTGGACCTACGACGACCACCATCTTCGGTGTCAGTTTTACGGATATTGCGAAGTTCTGGTCCGAAATGAAGTCAACTACTACACTCGTTGAGGCGATAAATATGTTTAAAAAGAGCCCAAACGAAATCTACGAATGGTTTATTTCTGGTATGTCTAAGCCTGCCGAGCCTGCCGAGCCTGCCGAGCCTGCCGAGCCTGCTGAGCCTGCCGAGCCTGCCGAGCCTGCCGTACCTAGCGGTACAACAGAGGTCAATACAAACGAGGGCAAGGCGGCGGCTACAGCGGCTCTAGGCGTGCCTGCTACAGAGGAAGCTACTCCAGTTAAAAACGCAGCGTCTACAACCTCCGCCTCCTCTTCAGCATCAACAGTTGCTCCCGCAAAGATTTTACCCGATGAAGGTGTAACACCCGATGTTAAAAAACATATTGAAGCAATGTTTGCGGTAAGTGGGCGTTCTAAGGCACCCACCGAAGAAACACTTCCAATATCTACAAGTAAAAAACCAGGCACGCCCGCCTATAAATTAAGAATGACGAGAAATACAAGAAAACTACGAGATGCGAGAAAAGCTGCGGCTGCTAAACGAAAAGAGGCAGAAAGAGCCGCCGCTGCGTCAGCATTGGCTGCCGGTAAAGGACGCCAGCCACGAGCCGCCTCCGCAGGTGTAGCTGCTGCGACTGCCGCACTCAAATCGCCTCAACAACTTAAGGCGGAAGAGGCTGCTGCTACTGGATATGTAAATGAAGAACAAAACAAAGCACAAGATGCGGCTGCTGCTGCTGCTTCTGCTTCTGCCCCAGAAGGCAATGCTAATAGTACTACTCCACAGGAGTCAGAGGAATCGGCATAATCATAAAAACTATAATAAATTTAGGGAAATGAGTTACGATTTGCGCTGCTTTGGGTGGGACGGATGTGTTGTCCCGCATACTCTCAAAGCAGTTCAAACCTTTGTTCCTAAATGGTCCGATCTCAAGATACTACGTAAAAAACAGGACGAGAACGGCGAGGACCTACGTCTACTTAGCACCTTTTTCCAAGATCCAACCTTCGGTCCTTATATGCCAGGCTATACCAAAGAGAAACGTATTGATGTAGGTGGTTATGGAAATATCTATCTCGGTACTCGTGGTATCTATCAACCCAAATACGGCAAAACAAACGGTATAATCCATCTTGAACGAGACCGTGCGATGGAAGAAATCTGTATCAAAGAGGTGAGACTAAGAATAACGGACGAAGAGCGCGCAGGAAGTCCCCGCACTCGTAGTGCCGCCTACGAAGAGGAGATGCGTTGTATTCTTGCCGAAGCGTTTCTACACGCACTCGTTCTAAAAGTGTTTGAAACCGTAGGAAATCCCAAACGTGTTCCAAAACTCTACGAAGTGGTCGGTCATATACGACAGGGTCACACAAACACCTCGCCCCAAGATTTTGAATCTATCTGGATGATTATGGAAATGTTATGCGGTAATACCCTAGACCGTTATTTACGCACTCACTTAAAACCTATAAATACCTTACCGACATCTATAGTCACCAATGAGAGCATTATTCTAGATATTCTTTTACAACTTGCGAATACTCTTCATATTCTACAAACACGAATACACTTCAATCACCGAGATATAAAACTCAATAATCTATTCGTTCGCCAACACACCGATGAATGGATACGTGACCTAGAGATAGAGGGATATGGACACTACACATGTAAAGAGGATATTACATTGTTGGATTTCGGATTTGCATGTATTGGCTGCCCCATTGACAATTCTTGTATGATTAATGCCGGCAGTTGGTTTGAAGAGGGGGACCTATGTTTCAAGAAAGACCGTGACCTAGCCCAATTTTTATACGCCCTACATGCCGCCTACCCCCTAGATAAATATATATCCCCCAAATTCTACGAATTTATTTCAGTGGCTATGATTGCGAACAATCATGGATTAACGGTCAATCTTCTTCACGGTATTAATACAGATGGTTCCCCCAATTTGGCACCAGGGCGGGTAATCTTTGACGAGGGTATCTACACATTCTTAAAAAATGAAGGCGTGTTCGTTCCTGGATGTGAGCCATTAAAGTTCCTCGCCGCACTAAAAGAGTATGAGCGCCACAAATAAACGCATTATGCGCGATGTCACGCATGTATGCGGACCCTCGAAAGATACCCTTGCCGCCGCCGGTATCTACTACCATTGCGACGAGGCAAATGTCTTTCACGGCACCGCAATGCTCGTCGGTCAAAAGGATACGCCATACTACGGTGGCTACTACTTCTTTGACATCAACTTCCCCTCCGATTACCCCTTCTCCCCTATCAAGGTGAAGACGCTCACACAGGACGGCAGGACTCGTTTCAATCCGAATATGTATGTAGAAGGGAAAGTCTGTCTTTCTATTCTAAATACTTGGCACGACGGACCCCAGTGGTCCTCCGTTCAAACGCTAGAGTCGGTTCTACTTGTGATGATGGCGGATGTGCTCAATGCCATTCCCCTCACAAACGAGCCCGCCTATTACAACGCCGGTCTCAATGAACAGGCAAAAATCTACAATCGTATGCTCTTTCACGCCAATATAAAAACGGCAATTCTCACAATGCTCAATACCCCATCAGCGTTCGTTGTACCCTTTCTAGATACAATGCGGGCTGTGTTTCTAACAAATTACGGTGGGGTGCTACGATGCGCCGAGGAGCACGAGGTGGAATGGGACGGACGCTCCGAAATGCTACCGGTATACGGAATGACGGTGCGCTACGATTTCGCGCGACTGGCGGGCGATTTACGGGCGGCGAAGGCGACGCTCGGCTCTTAGAAATCATTATAGACCGCCAACCAATTGACATAGTTGCTATCAGAACCTTGACCAGAATTAATCGTGAGTGTGCCCGCACCCGTATCCACTGAATATGATAGAGTACCAGGTGTACCATTATTGACGGTTTGATACGTTAAAAAGATATATGGACCGTAGGTAAAGATTGTATTAGAACCAAGTGTCGCACTGCCGCCGCTTAATTGAACAGCACCGACCGCATTTTCGAGATTCAACATGCCGGTCGCATAGAGGTCACCACGATTACCGTCAATTCCAGCATAATTTGCTGGGTGAATAAAACCACCAGATTCAATAAATGGGTTGGCTGACCCACTAAACCCCATTTGATTATAATACTCACTATTGTTTATTAAAAGTTGCGGAGTACTAATACCGTTCGTAAAATTGGCGGTAATTAACGATACCGGTGTTGATAATAATAGTGTTGCGTTTTGAGCACCAACTACATAAATATCTGAACTTGTACCATTCAAAGATAGAATAGGAGTCGTTCCACTATTAATAAAGGTTTCCGTTATATTTGCGTTTAATGTTGATAGTACTACAGTTGCGTTTCTTGCGCCATATGTTACTACAGTTGTATAATTTGTACTTGTATAAATATTATTACTACTATTACTACTCGTTGTTAAACTATTCGCACTATATTCGCCTGCTGATACAATATTTGCGACGGCGCCCTCAGCGACAATATATGGAAAGTCTCCTTGTGCTAAAATAGTAGGGGTTGATAAACTTGGATTCCCATTTAATCCTATACCCATACCTGTAAAACTATCATATTCATATGATGATGCCTGAATAACTGCATAATTTGATCCTATATAACTTCCAACGTAATTGCTATACAATCCATTTCCTGCCTCAAATGCGGGCGAATTTGCGTCGTTAAAATACAACTCAGAATAGGCAGTGAATGCGCTTTGTGTAGAATTAATCATACCCATATAATTGCTTCCATCAGGTGCTAATTCCGCAATAATATTTCCCTGCGTATACACGGAGGGTCCAAGGTCGGGCGTACTATTACCAAAATCGTAATTATCTGGAACATAAACCGGTTTATCCGTATTATAAACGGAAAAATGGGCATCGTTCGGGTCAATAAAGCCATTGAAAAACGAAATCGCATCATATACGCCTACATAATATTGGGTCACGCCAGGATTTGTATCAGGGAAGAGTTTTTTACCGTTTTCACGAAGAATACGACCCGCGGGGCAGTAACCCGAATACATATTAGGTAGTGGCGTAAGCGTATTATTCGCATACGTATAAAACACACTATTGAACGGTGCGGTAGAAATATACGAACGGCGCTGCCCGCCAGGGAAGCCATCTGTCATTCCACGAACGGTGGTCATTTCTAAGAGGGCAGGAGTTTTTGTAAAAATTGAACCGCCCCTTCAGGGTAAGATGACTGGTACAGTGATGGCTTCTTCTTCCGCTTTAAAGAAATTTCTAGAGGAGCATCGTACCAACGAGAATGTCTACAGCCTTCTTGGTATGGGCAACGATGCCGGTAAGTACAATGTAGAAGACGCCGAATATGACAACTTCCTCCAACTCGTTCATCAACATATTTATAGCATGCCTCCACGTGCGCTATCCCTTATTGAGCGTCACAAGGAGCATTCCCATATTCTTGTAGACCTAGACTTCCGTTACGGCGAGACGAAGGGTGGACCGCTCATTCGCCATTTCAATCACGAACAGGTCCAGACGTTCATCGCAATGTATATTGCGGCGATGATCTATTTCACACGAGTAGAAGACCTTGAAGAGGACCTCATCTTCTACGACATGGTGAAGCCCGCACCTGAAACGGATAAGAACCAGCACAAAGACGGTATCCATATTCAGTGCCCTACACTCAATACCACTCCAAAGTTCCAGCACGCCATTCGTGGATTCCTGCTGAAGAACGAGGTGATTGCCAAAGTGTTCGGAAATACGAATATGTCTAATTCCGCCGAAGACTGCTACGACAAGTCGGTCATTTCGCCCAACGGCTGGTTTCTCTACGAGTGTTGTAAGCCCGATAAGTCTCAGTATCACGTGGAGCATATCTGGAAGGTGGATATTGCCGATATTCAGGAATCTCTCGCCGGCATTGACCCCGATAACTTTACAGAGTTGGTGGACATCGTGAAGGATATGATGACGGATGTAGAGATTCCCACATCGTCGCTGGAAATCATGAAGACTCTCAGTATCCGCCGTGGCTCGACCGAACTTCTAGAGCCCACCGTCCGCGAAGTGCGCTCCACCGAGTGGGATGTCTGTGCGAATTCAGGCTCATCGAACTCAAAGAAGCCTATCCGTCGTGCAACGCCGGCGACTCCTAAGGCGGCGGTGGCGACCGAGGGCGGAGCAGACGGCACCGAAGAGAATGAACTTATTATGGATGGAATAATTGTCAATACGCCGATTGAAACGTCCGAAGAGGATATTGCTCTTGCGTATCGTCTATGTAAGGAGTGTATCAATCCCGAACGCCGAGCCGGCGACTATGCCGATTGGGTCACACTCGGCTTCTGTCTCAAGAACATCGCCGATACTGAAGCATCGTTTGATGCGTGGGTGGACGTAACACGTCGTGTAGACGCGCATCATAAGAAGAAGACGTATACCGAAGAGCAACTGCGCTCACGCTGGGGCTATATCAAACTCAACGGCGCGCGGCGTCCGATTCGTATGGCGTCGCTCGTTGAATGGGCAAAGGAGGACAATCCAGATAAGCTCCGCTCTATCCGCTCCGAAACCATTACCCTCTGGATTATCAACTATGCGAACAATACACATGTTGACCTAGCCGAACTCGTTCACCGTCTCTACAAGCACGAATTCCGCTGCTCCGTTGGCTCACGCAAGGGTATGCTGGACCTCTACCATTATAACGCAGATGGCAGCAGTTGGAAACATCTCAGGATGCCGATTGAACTTCGTATGCGTCTCTCCGACGGTGTGATGAAAGAAATCGTCGCTGCTATGGGTGATATCTCAAAGAAGTTTGAAACCATTCCAGAGTCACAGCACGAAGAGAAACTCAACCGAATCAAGAAGCTTGCGACCATCGCAACCCAGCTCAAGAATTCCGGTTTCAAGGACAGCGTTCTCAAGGAATCTATGGAGAAGTTCTACGACGAAGATTTCATTTCCCGTCTCAACTGCGACCCTGATATCATCGGTGTAAGCAACGGTGTCCTCGTCCTCAATTATCACGAGAAGGAAGATATGAGCGATATGCGTGTCCTCTTTCGCAAGGGACGACCCGATGATAACGTCAGTTTCCAGATGGGACGCATGGAGCCCGATCTAGACCCTATTCCCTATGAGCCCTACAACGCCGAGGACCCTGACCAAATTGCTCTCATGGGATTCTTCACCCTCATCTATCCTGACGCCGAACTCCGTGAGTACGTCCTCACACTGCTCGCCTCCTGTCTAGAAGGACGCAACAAGGAACAGAAGTTCTGGATTAATACGGGCGGTGGCTCAAACGGAAAGTCCATGATTCAGAATCTGATGGAATACACCTTCGGCGATTATCAGACCTCGCTTCAAACGACCGTTCTGACCCGTAAGCGACCCGAATCCGGCGCAGCGAATCCCGATATGATTACGACCAAGTGTAAGCGCTACATCTATATGGGTGAGCCCGATGCCGGCGAAAAGCTCAACACGTCTCGTATGAAGCAGCTCAGTGGAGAAGACCGTATTGAAGCCCGTGGATTGTTCTCCGATCAGGAAAAGTTCAACATGATGGGCAAGATGTTCCTCTCGTGTAACGACTTGCCACCCATCTCCTCAATGGACAACGGTACCTGGCGCCGCATTCGTGTCATCCCCCACGTCAGTACCTTCAAAGATCCTGGCAGTCCTGACATTGACCCAAGCAAGAACATCTACGAGAAGGATATGAAACTGAAACAGAAACTCAAGAACTGGCGTGTGGCATTCCTCGGTCTGCTCGTCCACTATTACGACACGAAGTATCTCAAGTACGGGCTCAAGGAGCCGCCATGTGTCTTGGCAGCGTCCAACAAGTACAAGGAGCGCAACGATGTCTTCATGTCCTTCTTCAACGAGCACTATATCAAGCAGGTCGGTGGCGGTCCTGTGACTCTCAAACAAGTGCGCATTGACTTCCGCGAATGGAAGAAGAAGCTCGGTCGCGAAGTGGACCTCAAAGAAACGATGCTCGTGGAGCGTATGAAGTCGGAGTGTGGTGACAACTCCACCGACAAGGAGTTCTACGGCATCGTGCCGATTGAAGAGGACGATGTGGACCTCAGTGGTGCGCCTGTGGCTGAGATGACCTCAGAGCCCTTGCCTTCCACGGCGCCCGTTCAAACGACGCTGCCCGTTCGCCGCTAGTGCGTCAGCGGTTTGCCTATTTTTTACGTCGGCTCTGTAAATATGAATAAAGACGAACTCTTTACCGATTTTATCAAAGTGCTCATCTTTGGCGAAGGTCAAACAATTGCCGCAGAGCCCCTGAAGAAGGCGTTCAACGGCTGGAAGCGCAAATTCCTCGTAACGCCCTCGCTCAAATACGAGGAAATGTTAGATGTCCTAGGTAAGCGTGCCGGCGTAGTACGTGCTGATACCCACTTAACCGGTGTCGGTTTACGACCCAAAGAAATAAAGGCGATTGACGTAAAAAAGTATTTAATGGCTTAATCAGGTGGCGGTTAGGCGGTCAGAAAACATACATATATTCAATGAATATACTTATGTTATGGTATGTTATGGTATATAGGGCTAGCCCTTGTATGTAATAAGTAGATAGCAGCATATTAGTGCGACGACAACGCCAATTGTACCTTTGATTGCACGATCCTTGAGCGACTCATTCGGCATCAATGTCGTCAACGTAATATGTGCCAGCAGAGAAAACGTGATGAACGCAGTTATCCAAAAGGTCAACATCACCTTATCGTCGCTTGTTTGAAGTCCAAAAATATGCCACGGCACGCCTTCCGTTGGCTGACTGTCCAAAAAGTCACGGCGATACTTACGCTCATCGTGCTCCAATTTCATAGACCCCTTCTCGGCAGTCTCCAATTCTTCTCGTAGTTTCTTCTCATAGTGTTTGAGTTCCTTGACCGCCTCCGCTAGGTCATTTCCTATTCTAAATTTATCTTGTACCGAGGTGGATAAGACATTTGACTGGCTCTGACTCTGTTGAACGAACTGCTGATTCTGTTGTTCAAGTTGGTTCTCAGTCCGGGCAAGTGGAACACTGGGATCACACTGGTCAACCGCAGAATTCGCCTGATTTAACTGAGTCTGTAAATTAGACGCACTAATCTTATTTGCCTGGCACTGTGAAACCGGGTCGGGTGTTACATTAGGACGTGCTGCCTGTACCTGAGAAATCGCCTGTGATACAGCCGAAGTTGGACTACATCCAGGTGCACACTGTGCCGGTGCTGATGCGCTGTTACCCATCCTTATTATGGTTTAACATTTCACCTATAGATTATTGACCTGAACCACACACTGCGCCGAGTGCCGCACTACCTGTCGAACTCAATTGCTGTATGAGGTTCGTCTGACCGCTCTGCATCGCCGCCAACTGATTCGCCGCACCCATTGTAATATTTGTGAGACCCTGATTAATATTGCTGCCACAGTTTTCGGCAGAGAGCTCCAAAGCCATAGCCGCCGCCATAGCATCATCAACTGCCTGAGCACCAGTGCCCGTTGGGCAACTCGGGGGTGGTGGTGGCGCAGGGGTGGACTGGAAGCGACGACGGTGCCAGAGCTTGACATCGCGCGCACCCTCCGTGTAGAAGTACTTGTAGAGACCTGTAAAGAGTACACTGAGACCCAATAGACCGTAGAGTACGCCCGCAAGACCTACCGTAATCATTCCCTTCTTCGTTAAGTACATAACGATTGCGGCAGCGAGCGAAGCCATAAAGACAATCTGTAATAGGAAAAGCGTTTCCAACTTATTGTAGTTGTACCACTCGTTAATCTCAAACTGACGTCTAGAGTTAATCTTATCCTGTGTAATCAGGTCCTCAATCTTCTGATTGTTCGCAAGGATGACGTTTGTGATATTATCTACGTCACCGGAGCGCGTCTTGTAGAAATTGACGTTGTGGTGCATATCCATGTAACGACCTAAGTCAATCTGCGCCTTCTGGAAAGCACTTTGCTTACGGTTTGTAATATCATCCACAATTGCTTTAATATTTTGCTGCTGAAACTGGCTGTAGCCCGCCGGATCCTGACGGAGACCGGTCGCAAAATTCAAACGCTCCAGCTGTTGGTCCTGAACAACCGCGGCAATGCCTGGGTTTGTATATGTTGGACTTGGCATTCTTCTCTGTAATGTTAAAATACTTTTGTGTGGAAACTCACAAGAGAACACGGTTCCTCTCGGGGGTTTATAGTCGTTGGTCTTTCTTCGCCTAGACCGGGATTTACGCCTTCTGGTAAACATAGAATATCGCTCCGAGAGCCAAGATATTCAAAGCCGTCCATACGGCAATCCGATTGTTTGTGTATTTA